CCGGCTGAAAGTAGTCGTCAAGGATGCGAGCTTGCCTGGGATAGAGGTCGAGCTTAAGAGCGTGACGAGAAAAGTCAGAACATTTCAGCATGGCGGAGCTCTAAAAGTGGAAGCAATGCAGATTGCGGAACAAAATAAGCTGGCCTGCCATGAGCAGGATCTTTCTTCCATTGTTCCTGCATTGCATCTTCACTCTTTATCCAACCATGGATGAGAGTGATCTTGTGCTGTATCGTAACCAACACTAAAACTTTTCCAGGCTTCTCGTCTAGCTGACAAATGAGATCGTAATGATGACGGGAACGAGTTTTCACGTCTATGTTTGGAGGCAGATCAACAGAGCCGCGTTTTGCTTCTGTTTCCTGATAGAGGAAGTCACGAAGGTGGAGGTAGTCTGCCACTGCTAGCTCACCAGCAGCGCCAAGCTTGTGAATGAAAGAGCTTTCGCCCCTTGCTCTGGGCCGCCATTGCGTCCTTTCAAGCCTTTTTTCTCATTGAAAGACTGCCTGCGCTCCGCTTCTCGCCGCACTAAGGATTTATCCTGCTCGCTAAAACCAAAAACAAGAGGAGAGCTGGCCATCTTGTACATGAGCAACACGCCAATGTAGCCAGTCTCTAGAATAAAAGCAAGACAATAGGGCCATAAAGGAAGCTTATGGAAGGCGATGCAGTTGATCTTGGTCATGCCGGCAGTGGTGGCGTTCGCGCCGATGGCCTTCAGAACGTCCTAATTGGCATGGGAACTGGCCGTGACAAGAGCCAGTACACCAAAACCACGGCTACCGTATTCCTGCCTCAAGAAGAGCTGGAAAATCTTTATGGTGAATGGCTTCCTCGTCGCATCGTTGATATTTATGCTGACCAAGCCACTCGGAAGGGGTTCAAGGTTTTATTTGGTGGCGAAGGCGTCAGGGCAGAAGAAGTGCAAGGCATTGAGCAGGTTATTGAGGATCTCTTCATTCTCGAAAACCTTAATCTTGTAGCCAAAAACTCTCGCCTCTACGGAGGGGCCTGTTTGCTTCTGTTTATTGACGATGGGCGCCCTGCCTATATGCCAGTGGACAAACGCAATATTCGTCGCATTGAAGACATTGAATGCCTAGATCGCTGGCAAATTGCGCCAGTCATCAATGAAGAAAATCTATACGATTATTCCAAGGCAACGTATTATCAAATCATTTCTGGCGATTTGATTAGTCAGCCACAGTTGTCCTACATTCACAAAGATAGGATTCTTCGTTTTGATGGGGACTGGCTCCCTTATCGCGTGAGGCAACGCAATTATGGCTGGGGCATGAGCAGCTTGCAAACTGTTTATGACAGCTTCAAACATTATTGGACTGGTCTTAATTCTGCTGCCACTCTCCTCACTGAATTTGATATTTTTGTTCACAAAGTGAGAGGCTTGGCGGCAATGCTTGCTGCTGGCAAGGAAAGCTCCATTCGTGATCGCTTGCAAGTGAATGACATGAGCAAGAGCATCTATCGCGGCTACGCGATTGATGCGGAGAAGGAAGAGCTTGAATTCATTAGCCGTAACTTTGGAGGCATTGGAGAGATCTTAGAAAAACTGCGCGTAGATATTATTGGCGCCAGCAAGATTCCTCATACAGTGCTATTTGGTGAAAGCCCTGGTGGACTTGGTTCTACTGGACGCAGCGAAGAGCGTGACTTTGCCAAGACACTGGCAGACTACCAAAGCGTCCATTTCAAGCGTCCCGTCAAGCAATTGATGGAACTGATCATGCTGAGTAAAGAAGGTCCGACGAAGGGAGAGCTGCCTGAATCTTGGCGCATTTCATTCAATCCATTGTTCGAACTAAACGAACGCGAGATGGCCGATGTGAGAGCCCGTGTGGCGGCTGTAGACGGTCGCTACATCCAACTGGGTGTACTGAGTCCTAAGGAGGTGGCGGATGCCCGTTACGGCGGTTCTGAGTGGAGCATGGAGCTTACGCTCGATCCGTCCGTAGTGCGGGAACTTCCTCAAGCTGCAGGCAGTGGCAAGATGGCCGTGCCCCCTGGTGGGCGCGACCCCCTTGACGAGGAGAATGGCACTCTTCCCATGGACGGAAGTCGGGAAGTACAGGACGGGGCTGGTCTCTACCTGCCTGGCGATCTTGAGCACAAGCGAGGCGAGGAGAAAGAGGATGCCAAATTTAAAGATGAAGAGCTACACAAGCAAGCCATTGCATCGGCAAAGGCTAAGTTCAAAGTATGGCCAAGTGCTGTGGCCGGAGCGTACGTCACTCAAAAGTACAAAGCGTTGTACAAACGTAAGCACGGTTCGATGGAGGGCGCTTTTGGCGGGAAGAAAGAGCAAGCAGAATATTTCAAGAAAGACGCACTCATCCCAATGAAGGTGGAAGGCCTCATCCTTTCGGAAGTGGACGAAGCATCCTTAATTAAACAAGAGGACATTGACGCCGCATTGAATCAATGGAAAGAGGAAGCTCCAGAGCGTTTTAAGGATATTCTGGAGGCAGAGGATGCAAGGCCTGAATGATCTTTCGCAATTCGCCATCTCCATTCAGTCTCGCCTGGATCAATCCTCATGGCGTTACGATCCCATTAGTGGCCGTTATCGCGGAGGTAACGGGCGGTTTCTCAGTCAGTCTGCCGTTGAGGCTTTGGTTGATGGTCGAATTGACAAGCTTGGCACTTTGTTACGTCGTCTTACAGGGATGCTTAGTGATGGCTCTATCACGCTGGATCAATGGCAACAAAGCGTAAGGGAAGCGCTTAAGCTTGCCCATGTACAGGCAGCAATCATTGGCAATGGTGGGAAGGACAATATGCTGGCTTCGGACTGGGGTCGTATTGGTCAGCGCCTTCGTGCGGAATATCGTTATCTGGAGAGTTTTGCTCGCGATCTTTTGGCTGGGAGCATTTCTGCTCCCATGGCTCTTGCTCGTATCGGCATGTATTCTCAAAGTGTGCGAGGTTCTTACTGGGAAGGAGCCACAATTCGCCAAGAGAAACAAGGCTACAGCCTGATGCGTCGTATCTTGGACAGTCAAGCAAAGCATTGCCAAGATTGCCTTGATTTTGCAGCCAAGGGCGTTGTACCAGTGGGAAGTCTTCCTCTTCCTGGCCAGCGCTGTGCATGCAGGAGCAATTGCAAATGCAGAGTACAATACATGCGTCAACAAGCGCCTGTCGTGGCAGTTTGAGCATGGATGTACTGGTTGGAAGCACTGGCCTGATTGGCGGCGTTCTACAGGAGCATCATGCTTTTGACCATTGCTTCAATAGTTCCAACATCCATGAAGCGCCTTTGCTGAAGGGGAATATTGACAGGCTGTATTTAGCTTGCTTGCCTGCGGAAAAATGGAAGGCAAATAGGGCGCCAATTGACGACTTTAACAATATGAATCATGTACTAGCAAAGATCAGGCTATGGCGGCCAAGGGAAATTATCCTCTATTCCACTATTGACATTTACGGCCAGACCGGTAAATATATTGAAAACTTTCCTGAAGTTCATGGCATTGATTATGGTGCCACACGATACATCTTTGAACTGTTAATTAAGGCCTCATTCCCTGAGTCTGTAATTACCATTATTCGCTTGCCGGCATTGTTCCACAAGCGCATTAAAAAGAACATCCTCTTTGATTTGCTGAACAAGCACAATGTGGAGAAGATTAATGCTAATTCTTGCTACCAATGGTACGATTTGAATGATTTATGGCGAGACACTGAGGCCAGAACTCAGGGGCGCTGGCACCAATGGTTTCCTGCTCCCATTGAAACCCTTGACATCATTGATTCCTTTTTCCCTTGGGCTCGTACAATAGTTGATTGCGGACCTCGCATTGAATATAGCTATGGCCCGTATTTTGCCAGCAAGGAAGACACGATGAAGAAGATGGAGAGCTTTATTAATGATTGGAATTAGTGCTATCGGCTGGACTGACGAAGAGGAGCATGGCATCTTAAGCGCCAATATTGGCGCTTTTGATTTTATTGAAATAGTTCCATCTCGCATTTTCGCTAGGAGGGAAGATTGCGCGGACATTGCCAAGAAATACAGGGAAGAATATGGGCTTTTGAGTTATTCTGCGCAAGCATTGTTTTATGACAGCAACGTGCAAAGCTTTGAAGACACGACTGCCACTGCCGAGCATTTATTGAGGGTGATAAAGCTTGGCTCCCTAATGGGAACCAAGCGCTTTGTGCTGGGAAGTCCTGCTTTACGCAGGGGCAGCCCTTCATGCCTAATGGAAGTCTTGAAACGCATGGATGCTGTGCTGGATGCAAACGATGCCATCCTTTGTATTGAGCCAATAGCCAAGGCTTTTCGTGGCAACTATTTCTATACAGTTGAGGAGATTGCCAATCACATTGATTTCTACAATCTGCGTCGTGTAAAGACCATGCTTGATACAAATAACGCATGGCTACAGGGGGACAGTCCTAGGAAAATCATCAAAAACTACTTTCGATTGATTGCCCATGTGCATATCAGTGACACCGACAATGGTCCTATCCTGAATCAATACGAGCACAGGCAAATCAAGCTACTTCTTGATTCCAGCAGTTACGAGCACGGCATCACTCGCGAGCTTGTCAAAGCATCACGACATGAGCGAGAGTATCCCCTGTTCAGGCAGCTTTATGGTTGAGCAATAATGTTTTTTGCCATTTGTTCAATGGCATAGATGCCTTGAATCTTGCCAGTAAAGAAGGAAAAGATATTCTCTTCCTGTCTGGCCAAAGGCGTGCGCTTGGCACTACTATTCTTCACTTTTGCTTTAGTTGAAAGCACTGGTCGCAGGAAATCAAAGCTATCAAAGAAATCAGGCCAATAACGCGCCACATGGGCCTCAATATTCTTTCTTGCATCCATCAATTCCCCCAAGGAACCGTCGCTCATGATTCCATATTTTACGTGGCTTAACGAGAAGCAGTCTGAATTATACGGATAGAGAGAAAATAATTCGCCGTCTATGTAAGTGAGGGCACCAAAGGGAATCTCCTTCCTGGGACGATAAAGAAACATTGCCACTGTTTCAAAGAAATGAGAAGACAATGGTTGGAGGAGGGCATTGTTTGTACAATCAAAAACAAAATCGTAATCTTGCTTGAGCACCTCTAGATCGCCCTTTGTAATTTCTTCTTGCTTGACGATGGGGCGAAGGCGTTGCTCAAAAAGCTGACTTGCCCCAATGGCGCTAATGCGTTTCTCTGCAGTACCAAGCAGCATTGATGTGTGATTGAACATTGCTGCATCACGAAGAGCATGAGGCCATCCATTGAAAATTAAAGAAATAGTCTCGGCGTCTAACAGGCTCTCGTCTTCTGACACTGCATAGAGATTGTCATGCACGTCATGGACAACGCTGCCATAGTCTTTCAGGAAACGATGGAAAGTAATGGCGCATAAATGGCGAGTGTCGGCATTTCTGGCATAGTGATAGCCATAGTGCAACCGATTTTGATTAATGCAAGAAGTGCCAGAAAGAAGCTTGGCGCCTTTTTCATAAATGACCACCTCCATGTCCTTGCTCAATGCCAATGCCAAGTGACATCCCACCCAGCCACCACCAATAATTGCCAAGCGTTTCATTAGATGTCAATACAAAGATGGGGCTGCACTCCTTGCCAATTACTTTTTGCCTTGGCCAAGTGGAGTTGAGGGAAATATTCGATGCGACGTTGCATGCCCGTGCCATAGGGGTCTGCATGCCCTTGGTAGTTCCATTCATCTGGACCATGGAGACTGGGATGGTAAACGTGACACGGCACGTCCTGGAGCTTCCAGAGCATGTAGTCCTCGTTGGGCACTCCCCATTGCTTCCACTGCTGGAGAGCCTCTGGTGAGCTGTCCATATTCTTGATGGCCATCAAACGGTCCTTGTGAGCCATGAGATAGTCGTGTCGATACAGGCCAATGCTCATGGAAGGCGTTTGCTTCATTGCCACCTTCTCCGGGCGCTCAACTGGAGGCTCGTAGGCCAGTTGCTTGAACAATGGGCCTGCGATGCAAGTGTCATGCAAAAGAAACCAATACTCACTATCCATTGAATGTTCGACAATTTCAATGAGAGGCGTGTATTCAAAGGAATTTTGCTGCGTCAGCAGCATTGGTACACCCTTGTAATTGGTAGAAGTGCGAACGGTTTGCCCACCATTGACGATTAAAATTTCTTCTTCAGTAATGCCTGCGGCTAGCAAGCTGGGGATAATCACTGGAATAGTATGCGGGGCAAATTTCTTGCACGTGCTAATGCAAAAACGAATTGAGCCGGGGAGTAGTGTCATTTGCCTCCTTTGTGCCCTCAGTATAAAAGCCCCTTAAGATGACGAAGATTCAGAGGAGATTATGGCTCGGATTCTGTACTGTGGTGATGCTTTTGTAGAAACTGGCTTTGGGAGAGTGGCGCAATATTTGCTTCCCGCACTAGCAGAAGAGCATGAAGTGGCGGTTTTGGCGGTCAACTTTCACGGAGACCCCCATCCAGAAGCAAAGAACTATACGGTTTATCCAGCCATGCTTCATGGCGCTGATCCGTTTGGCTCCCATCGTATTGCAGGCGTCATCCAGGCTTTCAAGCCTGATCTTGTGTGGGTGACAAATGATATTTGGATTGCCTTGAATTTGTGGGAAAAAGCCAAGCCCCTCAAAGAGCAGCTCGGGTTTAAATGGTTTGTCTATACGCCTATTGATTCCTATGGCTTATTCCCAGACTTAGCCAAGCCCATGATGGAATGGGACGGCCTGGCCACTTACACAGAATTTGCAAAGAAAGAACTAGAGCTAATGGGCTATACCAAGCCCGTTCGCATCATTGGGCACGGCACTGACTTCACGAAGTTTTTCCCTTTGGACAAGCAAGAATGCCGCAAAAAGCTGGGCGTACCAGAAGATGCGTTTGTCGTTTTCAACGGTAATAGAAATCAGCCGCGTAAACGCATCGACTTGACAATCAAAGCATTCATTAAGTTTGCTAAGGACAAAGACGATGCACGGCTCTGGCTCAACATGGGAAGCAAAGACTTGGGATGGGAATTGGTGCCCCTCTTCAAGCGCGTGGCTCGTGACGAGGGCTACGACGCCACTGGTAAGCTGATTTTGACCAGTCCCAATTTCTCAGTAGATAACTGCCTCCCAGTGGAGCAGCTTAATCAAGTGTATAACGCCTCTGATATTGGCATCAACACTTGCATTGGCGAAGGATGGGGCCTGGTCAATTCAGAGCATGGCACTACTGGCGTAATGCAAGTGGTGCCAGATCATACGAGCTTGGCAGAAATCTTTGATGAGATGCCTCGCATCGAATGCAATGGAAGTGAGACGGACAGGAACTATGGCCTAGAGCGCATGCTGCCAGACCCAGAGAGTGCTGCAAGCATCCTTTCTTATTACTACGAGAATCGTGATCTTCTGAAGAGGGATGGGCAATGGTGCTATAACCGTCTTCGCGAAGAGCCCTTTACTTGGCCCTATATTCAGCAGCAGCTTAAGGATGCAGTGAACGAAACACTTGCTATCAAGCCTGTCGAGCCCGAATTTAAAGGCTTTGGAACTCCCGCCAAAATCGCTTGATCGCCATGCAAATCTCTCAGATCTTCCTTTCTACTAATCCTGCTGAAGAACTTAGTCCGTTCTTGAAGCATGCCACTGGCACTGTTGATGCATGCTTCCCAAGCGCAGATCATGTGATTTACAGCAGCGAGACACTGCGTGCTTTTATCGCCGAAAATTATGACAAGGATGTGTTGTGGGCTTACGATTGCTTAGCTCCGTTTTCATACAAAGCAGATCTTGGTCGGTTCTGTCTATTGAACAAGATTGGTGGCTGGTATTTTGATATTGGCGTGAGGGCTTTCAATGCAGTGGATCTTGGTGATCGCATTGAATTCTTGGCATTCCGCGATATTCAACGCTTTAGCTATACCAGTTGGGCCTGTGCCACTACAGTCATGTTTTCCAAGCCAGACAATAAGGCCCTGCAGCTTGCCATCGAAATGATTGTTTCCAATTGCAAGGAGCAA